TCTTGGGCGATTCCAACGCCATCTGCGACTGCTGCGGCTTCAAGTACAAGCAATCGCAGCTGCGCAAGCGCTGGGACGGCGCGATGGTGTGCAAGGCCGATTGGGAGCCGAGACACCCGCAGGACTTCGTCAAGGCGCGCCCGGAGCGCAACAACGTCAGGAATGCCCGGCCGGGCGCTGAACCGCGCTTCGTCGGGCCCAATGAGATCACGGCGGACGATTTATGACCACGAGCGGAACCGACACCTTCTCGATCACCCGCGACGACATCATCACAGCCGCTGCGCTTGAAACCGGCGACATCGCCCTTGGCGAAGCCCTCGACGACGATACCCTGGCGCAGTACAACCTGCGCCTGAACACCTGGGTGAAGTCGCTGATGGCCAATGGCGCCCATCTGTGGGCCATGGAGCTGGCGACGCTTTTTCTGCAACCGGGCGTTGGCCGGTACACACTGGGCGTCGACGGTGCGAACTGCACCACAACATACGTGCGTACGACGCTATCCGCTGACGCCGCGGCCGCCGCCAGTGCGGTGCAGCTGACCGACTTCACGGGCATGACCACGGGCGACAATATAGGCATCCTTCTGGCCGATGGCACGCTGTTCTGGACGACGATCATCGGCGTGCCAGGTGCGTCGACGACGATCGCAACTGCCCTGCCCGGCGCGGCCGTCTCCGGCGCGCAGGTCTTCACCTACACGACGAAGATCAGTCGGCCGCAACGCATCGATCCGGATGCGGCGTACTGGCGCTCCAGCGCGCTCCAGGATACGCCGGTCGCGATGATTTCGCGTACCGAATATGCCCAGCAGGCCAACAAGTCCACGCGCGGCAAGATCGTGCAGGCCTTCTACGACCCGCAACTCGGTAACGGCGTTCTGTCGATCTGGCCGACGCCAGACAGCGCGTCCGACGTGCTGAACTTCTGGTACGAACGCCGGCTGGAAGACTTCAACGGCGGCGCCGATACGCCGGACTTCGCCATCGAATGGGGCGAGCCGCTGATCCTCGGCCTGGCGCACCTCATGGCGCCCACGGCTGGCCTATCCTTGGCCGAACGACAGGACCTGGAGCGGCGTGCGCAGGCGGCATTGGACAAGGCCGAAGGCTACGACCGCGAGGACACGGGCGTTTTCTTTCAACCGGATATGCGATGAACCTGATTTCCGTTACCTATGGCGCCGGCTTCGAGCCGGTCCGCGCGCCATCGATGCGCGATCGCGTCACCCGGCTGCAGAACGAACTGCTCAAGCTCTCGCAGTACGAGCCCGAGACGAAGCACTACTTCCATGGCGGGATGTACTGCCGCGAGGTATGGCGTCAGGCTGGTGTGCTGGTCGTCGGCAAGGTGCACAAGAAGGAGCACTTCTATCTGATCGTCAGTGGAACGGTATCGATCACCACTGACGATGGCGTGCAGCGCGTCACCGGTCCGATTCTGCTTCAGTGCGCCCCTGGCACGAAGCGGGCCGTCTTCAGCGAAACGGACGCACTGTGCATGACTTTCCATGTCGTCGATGCGCAAACCGTCGAGGACGCCGAGCGCGAGCTCGTCGAGCCCGATGCGGCCGACAAGTACGCGCCCGGAAATCGACTGCAACATCAATCTCACGAGGTACTGTCATGACATTTTGGGTAGCAGGCGCGGTCGTCGGCAGTGCAGCACTCGGCGCGTACTCGTCGAACAAAGCATCGAAGGCGCAACAGCAGTCCGTGGCCGATGCAAACAGCGAGCAGGCCCGGGAATACGACCAGACCCGGACCGACCAACAGGCGCTGCTCGCGCAGCAGCGTTCCGATCAGCAGCCATGGCTCGACGCGGGGAGAGCATCCTTGGCGCAACTCGCGGCCGGCACTGGTGCCGGCGGCAACCTGATAAAGCCATTCAGCCTAGCTGACTTCCAGGCCGACCCCGGCTATGGGTTCCGTGTCAGTGAGGGCGAGAAGGCAATCCAGCGCGCAGCATCGGGGCGTGGCGGCCTGTACTCGGGCGCGACGCTGAAGGCACTCGCGCGCTTCAATCAGGACACTGCGTCAGGCGAGTACGGCAACGCGTACAACCGCTACAACACGAACCAGTCCAATCAGTTCAACCGGTTGGCATCGATCGCCGGCCTGGGGCAGACCGCGACAAATCAGGTCGGGCAGGCCGGCCAGAACGCGTACGGCACGATCGCCAGCGCGGGCGCAAATGCATCGAACAACATCAGCCAAAACCTGATCGGTGCCGGCAATGCGCGCGCGTCCGGCTACGTGGGTGGTGCAAACGCAATCGGCAGCGGCATCAACCAGTACCTGAACTACAACCAGAACCAGAGCCTTCTCAGCAGGCTGGCGAGCAACAATAACGTCGGCGGTTATAGCGACGAAATGTCGCGGATCAACAACCAACTCTATTCCGAGGATAACGATGCCCATCGATCCGAACATCGCCTTGAGCGTAAAGCCGATCCAATTGGCCAATCCACTGGAACAGTACATGCAGGCGCAGCAGATCCAGCAGGCGCAGAACCAGAGCCGCCTGGCGGACTTGATGTACTCGAACCAGCAGCGCGACACCGACCAGACGCTCAAGCTGAACGACCTGTACAAGAACGCCGTGGCCGATGACGGCACGATCGACCGTACGAAGTTGTACAGCGGTGTTGCATCCGGCGGTCTGGGCTCGCGCCTCCCCGCCATCCAGAAATCCTTCATGGACGTGGACAAAGCGCAGGCGGATCTCGACCAGGCAAAAGCCACGACCCAAAAGGTGAAAACCGAGACGACAGGTATGGCCGATGATCAGCGCGAAAAGAAGCGGCAGCGGGCAATCACCGATATCGCCGGATTCAAGTCGCCTCAGGAGGCTCTGGCCAGCCTGGACGCCCACCAGCAGGCCGGCGACCTGACGCCGGAGGCTGCAGCGGGCGTGCGCGCGACGATTCCGACGAATCCGGCCGACTTCCCGAAGTGGCAGATCGGCATGCTGCAGCGAATCATGCCGGCGAGCGACGCCATGAAGCAGTTGTCGCCGGACGCCAACGCAAGGCTGCAGTCCGATACCGGTATCAAAAACGCCGGTATGGTCGCGCAGACGGCCGCAAATCGCCTTGCCTTCGACAAGAGTCAGGCGAACAGCAACCAGGATGCGGTAATGGATCCGCTCGCCGTACGCATGACTGCGCAGCAATATTTGGCCGGTGACAATAGCGCGTTGCAGAATTTTGGGCGTGGTGCACAAGGTGCAGCAAACTTGAACGCTGTTCGCCTCGAAGTCGCAAGGCAGGCTAATGCCGCAGGAATGAGCGGCGCCGACATCGCGGCCAAGATGGCCGAGTTTGGCGGTCTGAAGGCAGGCCAGCGCACTGCAGGAACGCGCAGCGCGAGCATCGAGATCGCGGCCAACGAAGTGGCACAGCTCGCACCGATCGCACTTGACGCATCCACCAAGGTGTCTCGAAGTGGCTTGCTGCCATTCGGTAAAGCGCAAATCATGTTCGACTCAAACACCAACGATCCGGCAATGCGGCAGTTTGCAATGGCGAATACCGCCCTCGTCAACGCATACGGACAGGCTATGGCGCGCAACGGCACTGCCACGGTTGCGGACAAGGACCACGCGCGCGAGATGTTATCGACTGCGTTCGATCAGCCGTCGTATGCAGCAGCTGTGGCGCAACTGCAAAAGGAAACACGTGCCGCCCAGGCCGCACCGAAGCAGGTCCGCAAGGATCTTTCGGATTCAGTGGCGGGGCGCGAGCCTGGAGCTCAGGCAGCACCTGCCCCGGCGCCCACGCCGACCACGAATGCCCAAGGCTGGACGCTGCACGTCGACGCGAGCGGCAACAAGGCATATGTCAGCCCCGATGGGAAATCCTTTCAAGAGGTGAAGTAGATGCCATTCGATCTCTCAACCGCGAAGCCGGTGACGTCCGGTGGGTTCGACTTGAACACCGCGAAGCCGGTGGCGGCGCCACAGCAGGATAGCCCAGGCATCCTGGATAGCATCAAACAGGGTGCCGTCAACCTGGCGGCCGGTGCGGTGCGTGGCGCTGGCTCGATCGGCGCCACGATCATGGCCCCGGTTGACATGATCAGCGATGCGATGGACGGCAAGGGCCTTTCGCTGCAGTCCAACCGACAGCGGCGCGCTGACATCGACGAAGGCCTGAAGCTGCTGGGCGCCGACCCTGACTCGATGATGTACAAGGCGGGCAAGCTGGGTGGCGAGGTGGCCGGCACTGCTGGCATGGGTAGCGTGCTGGCCGGCGGCCTGCGTGCTGCAGCTCCGGCTGTCGATATGGCCGGACCTACTCTGCAACGACTGGCGAACGCAGTAGAAACCAGCGGTTTTCGCACTGGTGCGCCGGCTGCGACGACGACTGGGCAGAGGCTGGCCGATATCGCCATGCGGGCGACTGGCGGGGCTATCACGGGGGCGGCCAGTTCCGGGCTGGTCAACCCGCAAGATGCTGCAGGTGGAGCGGTTGTGGGCGCGGCGCTGCCGCCCGCAATCGCCGGTGTGGGCAACGGCCTAAACCAGCTAGGCAAAGCAGGCTATTCGGTCGTGCAACCTTTCACCAAAGCCGGTCAAGAACGCCTGGCCGGCAGCATGATCAATAAGTTCGCCAAGGATGGGCCCACGGCGCTGGATGTTGCCGAATACGTGCCGGGTTCGACGCCGACGCTGGCCGAGGCCACCGGCAATGCCGGCATCGCACGCTTGCAAAGTGCGACTCGTGACCTGAAGCCCAATCTGTTCACGGATCGTGAGGCGAGCAATGCGGCCGCTCGGAATGCCATGTTCGACGACGTGGCCGGCGATGCCGGAAAACTTGATTTTTTCAAGGCGTCGCGGCAGCAGGCCGCCGACGACCTATATAGCCAGGCGCTGAAGACCGACATTGGCGCCAACATGACCCCCTTCATCAAGGGGCAGGTGACGCAGCTGCTCAAGCGCCCATCCATTCAGGATGCGCGCCAAACAGCCGAGCGTTGGGCGCAGGAACGTGGTGAAACGGCGGATGTCGGCGGGAGCATGGCCGGGCTGCATGATATGAAGACCGCTCTGGACGATCAGATTTCTACTGCCGTGCGCGCCGGTAAAGGGGGCGAGGCAAAGGCCCTGAGCAATACCAAGGACAAGTTGCTGATGGTCATGGAAAAGCTCAGCCCGGACTACCAGCAGGCGCGAGTTACCTATTCCGAGATGAGCAAGCCGATCAATCAGATGGAGGTGCTTCAGGGTCTGCGGCTGACGGATGCTCAGGGCAACATGACGCTTTCCAAGGTGCAGAATGCGATCGACGGCCTGGAGCAGCGCATGTCACAAAGCGGCACCGATCCGGCGAAGGCACTGACTGCAGATCAGCTCGACACGCTGAGATCGATCCGCGACGACCTGCTGCGCAAGTCGCGCACCGGCGCTGGCAAATCGGCTGGATCGAACACGTTTCAAAACATCGCGACGGACAACATCATCTCGTCGGTGCTTCCTGAGAAGGCAGCCGAGATTGTCGGCAACAAGGCCGGCGGTGTGGTCGGACAGCTTGGCCGGCTGATGTATAACGGTCCGAACGAAGCGGTGCGGAACAGGCTTGCGGAATTGATGCTGGACCCACCGGCGGCGAAAGCTGCGATGGACGCAGCAGGTCAGCCACTTTTGCAGCAGGTAGCATGGCCAAACGTCACTGCTCTTTCGAACTCTGGTCGCCCTGCTTTGCAGTTTCTTTATCGTGCTGCACCTCCCACGGTGACCTCCCGGTGAAGAGACCATAAAAGAAGCAGTAGAGCCCGACGATGACAACCAGAGCGATTGACTTGTAGATCTTGAAGATTAGGTAGTCGCTCATGTTTCTCTCCTGACTGAGGTCAGCAGCATACCACCAGCCCGCGCCCGCGGGCTTTTTTACGACCAAACCCTATGCAGATTCCATTCGTGGGCGGCGCGTACCAGTCGCGCTCGCTGAACCTCGACGCCCAGCGCTGCATCAACCTGTACCCGGTGCTGGGTGAGTCTGGTAACGCCAAGTCCGTGCGCGCGCTGTTCGGCACGCCCGGCCTGCGCCGGCTGGCGACGCTGGCCGGCGGCGCGATCCGCGGCCTATGGCGACCGTCGAAGGGCGACGCGATCGCCATAGCCGGCCAGAACGTGTACCGCCTGGCGACCGACTTCACGCCGACGCTCGTGGGTTCGATCGATGTCCTCGACACGCCGGTCGAGATGAGGGACAACGGTACGACCGCGCTTCTCGTAAGTGGGACATATGGCTACACGCTCGACCTGAGCACGAACAAGGTCACGCAGATCGTTGACGATGCGTTTTACGGCGGCGTGCGCGTCGGCTACGCGAACAACGCCTTCATCCTCGACCGGCCCGGCACGTTCCAGTTCTACATCTCGGCTGCCGACGGATCGGTGACGTTCGATGCGTTGGACTTCGCGGCCGCCGATAGCAATGCGGAGCCGCTCGTCTCGCACATCGTGAACCACGGCCAGGTGCTGCTGTTCAAGCGCACCGTGACGGAGGTCTGGAGCTACACCGGCGAGGCCGATTTCCCGTACACGCGCGACGGCAACGCGCTGATCGAACAGGGATGCTGTGCGCCGCACTCGGTCGTCGACTTGGACAACAGCGTGTTCTGGCTGGGTGAGGACAAAAACGGCCAGGGAGTGGTTTGGCGCCTGAATGGCTATTCGCCGCTGCGCGTGTCGCACGACGGCATCGAGAAGGCCATCCAGAGCTACGGCGACATCTCAGACGCTCGCGCCTACGCCTATACGCAGGAGGGGGAGACGCACTACGTGCTGAACTTCCCGAGCGCGAACGCGACGTGGGTGTATGGGGTGAAAGCCAATCTCTGGCACGAGCGCGCGTGGATGGATCCGAACACGGGGCGCCTGAATCGGCACCGTTCGAACTGCCACATCTTCTGGGGCGGCGAGCACGTCGTCGGCGACTGGGAGAGCGGCAACCTGTATGCGCTGGACCTGGACACATTCACCGACGACGGCGGCCCGCTGCTGGCTCTCCGCACCGCGCCGGTAATCGCCGACGGCGACTACAAGAACATCAAGCACAACGCGTTGCAGGTCGACATCGAGGCCGGCGTCGGGCTGCCCAATGGACAGGGCAGCGATCCGAAGATGATGCTGCGCTGGTCCAACGACAGCGGCCATTCGTGGAGCGCATTGCGCGAAATGACGATGGGGCGAACCGGCGAATACAAGGCCAGGGCGAGGGCGAAGCGGCTCGGGAAGGGGCGCAACCGCGTGTACGAGATTTCGATCTCTGACCCGGTCAAGCGCGTGATCCTGGGGGCGTCCATCGATGCGGAAGGCCTGACGCGATGAGCAAGGTCGCCCTCAGCTTCTTCCCGGCCCATGTTCCGATCGGTCAGGACGCCACCGGAGTAAAAATTTACTCAAGCCCTGAGTTTTCGCGCGCGCTGTCATCCGTACTGGAGCGCATCGGGGGCGCCATCGGCATGAGCGTCGACGACCTGGCGCTGCTGGCGTCCACGGTCACGCAGCCCGACCAGGTGGCACGACGCGCGGCAGCCGATGCTTTGGCTGCGCCGGCGATCGACCAGGGCGCAATGATTGCAGCGCTCATCAGCAAAATCGCTGCGCTGCAGGCGCAGGTCGCACAGATCGAGAGCACGCACGCCGAAATAGCGAAGCTGCGCAAGTTGTTAGTCGGTGTCGAACTTCAGGCCGCGCATCACGATCCGTACCGCGTGAACTGGGAGCGTCCGGGGAGGATCGGCTACTTCACGGCGAATACCGGCGCGTTCACAGCGTTGACGGCGAACACCTTCAACAAGGTGACGATCACAGCGCCCGCTACCGGTTCGACGTTCACGCTGGACGATGGAGCGACGCTGTCCGTGCCGGCGCCGGGCGGTACGTTGGATAGCGCCGCATACCAGCCATCCAGTGCGTTTGCGGCGAGAAGTTCGACGTCACTTGGCGCTGCGCCGACTGACCCTGCCAGCACGCAATCGGCCGTGATCACCATTCAGAACGTCCTGAAATCGGTCGGCATAGGCACCTGATTTATCAAATTCCTCAACCACAAGGCTCGCTTCGGCGGGCCTTTTTTCATGGGCGCACATCATGGCAGTTGGACAAAAAAATATCGTGCCGGGCGTCGTTCTCGGCGCCACCTTGACGACCTTGCATACCGCGCCGGCGTCGACACGGGAACGCATTTGTAACGCAACGCTGGTGAACGACACCGCGTCTGTCATCCCGTGCACCGTGCACATCGTCACCTCCGGCGGCACGGCTGGGACCCTGAACAAAAAAATATCCGCGTATCCACTCGCACCAGACGAGGCGTACACGTGCCCGGAACTGATCGGCCGCGTGCTCGAGCCAGGCGATTTTATCGAGGCGATGGGCAATGGCGCCGCCTTCGACGTCTCCG